CCGCGTAGAGACCGTTAGAACGCGCCAACAAGTCGAGATAGTCCTGAACTTCTTGCGCAACCTGCAACGGATTCACAATGGCCGTGTCAACGGTGATGCGTACATTGCGTAACTCGTCCCCGTAGCCACCGCCGCCGTTGCCTTGCGAACTGGCAGCAGGTACGACTGGCACCAACCCGGTGACCGGGTTGGCAGCCGAGATTTTCGGGAACAACGCCTGCACCTTGGCAAGTTCAGCCAACGCGATTGTGTATTCCTTCAACTCTTCTGCCTGGTCTGCGATTGCTTGGGTCAGTTCATCAACCGCTTCTTTGCCAGCAATCTGTGCCGTCGTGACCGCATCTTGGAATGGCACCAGTTCTTCGTCACCTTCACGGAGGCCGACGGTCTCAATGCGTAGGAGACGGCGCGCTTCTTCCAAGTCTGTGGTCTGGTCAATCAAACTGTCCTGAGCGTCAGCGACATCAAACTGTGCTTCAGCCAAATCAATTTCTGCTTTGCGTATTTCCTCTGCCGATGCTTCTGGGTTGGCACGAAGAGCGGCAAGTGCCTTCTCAGCATCCTTGACCGCAATGATTGACTCTTCAACCCCGAACTTGGATCGCGCCAAGCCACGTTCGGCAGCGGCCACTTTGCGTTGAGCAGCCTCAATCTCGGCAGGGCTGCCACCTTGCTGGGCAGCCAAGAGTTCTTGCTGGGCTTTGGCCACCGCTCGGGTGGCGTCATCAACGGAGAGTTGCGCCTTCTCCACGTTCTTCTGACTGCGACCGAACGCATCCGAAGCCGACTTCGCTTTCTTTGATGCGCTCGTGAACTCGGAGAGGCGTTGCTCAACAGTCTTGATTTTGTCGCCAGCATCTTTGACCTTGCCACCGGTCTTGCCAGCCTCATCACCGAAGTCTTCGAGTGAAGTCCTAGAACCTTTGGCGTTGGCGGTGACGGCAGCCAACTTACGTTCAACGGTATCCATCGGCCCTTTGCTGATGATGTCAAGTTTCTTTGAGGCGTAATCCACCTGCGCACCGAACGATGCGAACGAAGCAGCCATGCCGTCGCTGGCTTGTTGAATCATTCCTTCAATCGAGACGATTGGTTTCCCAAACGCAAGAAAAGCACGAACAAGATCTATTGCCGCAAACAACGGCCTCAACGCACTTACGACATTTCCCAAGAACGAGAAGATGCCTTGACCAATCGCTTCGATCTGAACAAGAACGGCCTTGCCTGCCTCTCCGAACGCAGCGACAAAGAATGCCAAACCTGCCTTCACTCCTGAACTTCTGAACTGGTCAACGGCAAGTGAGACTGCAGGGATGAGTCGGTTCGTGAGGAAGTCTGTGAATGTTATGACCGTGGGCAGCAGCAATGTGCCGAACTGTTCTTTCAGTTCGTCAACCGCAATACCGAACGCACGGAACCGACCAGCAGCCGAATCGGCTTTTGCTTCCGCTTGCCCTTCAAACGCTTCACCGAGTTGTTTAGTGACCGCAGCAAAGTTCTTGGCTTTGACTGCGCCAGCATCAAGTGGCACGCCCAACCTGGTCAACTGTGTGAACGTGCCCTGGCTGGCACGAGCCAATGCAATCGTCACCGATTCCAAGTCACGGCCCGTACCGGCAGAGATGTCCAACGCCAACGACAACAACTTCTGCGACTGAGCAAAGTCACCCGTAGCGGTGACGAGTGTGCCGAAGGCTGGACGCAACTGGTCGTCGGCAACCGCAGCACTCTTTGAGAACTGAGTAATCAGTTTTTCGGTCTCAGCAACCAACGCCTCAGACTCACCAAACGTGTTCTTCAACGCCTGAGCAAGACGGGCTTGCGACTCGGCATCCTCAGCAGCGGCCTTGATAGCGAACCCTGCCGCAGCGGTGACAGCACCGAACGCTGCTGTGCCTGCAATCGCAACCGTCTTGAATGAAGGCAGCAGACTTGTGAGCTTGCCGCCAAGTCCTTGTTTGCCGAACGTATCGTTGGCTTCGCCTGCAACCTTTTTGAACGCCGAGATGACTTGCTTCGGGTCGGCAAAGAGCTTGACTAGGAAGTCACGTGTAACGGCCATGACTGCCGATTCTACTTGTTAGCGAACGATGTCTTTTGTGAGTTCCCGCCACTCGGCACGGAGACGACTATGAACCTGATCTTGGGTCAACCCAACAAACCGCGACAAGTCGGCAGGTTCAGTCCACCACTCCTCGGTCAACGCATAGTGACGCTTCGAGTTCTGTGCAGCCTTCGGCATCCGAGCAACACGCAACCGTGGTGCAATGAACACCTCACCCAACCCGGCATCAAGCAGCGCACCGTGGCCGATACGACGACTTGGTGTTGAGCCTTGCGGATGTTGTGGCAGGTAGAAGATTCGTGCCGGGTCTTTGGTCGCAGGGTCGCCAACGACGTTGATGCGTTCATGCAACGAAGTCCACACCTCAGCCCAACGATCTGCTGGCACAGGGTCTTTGAGTGGCAGCACCAAGTGCCAATGCTCATCACCTGGGCGATGCGACCAGGTGGTGTACGCCATGTATTCCAAGCCATCCAGACGTGCATGGTCGAAGGCTTCACCGTCCATGTCAATCACCAGACATGTCACGGCGTCAACGTTGCGGTTGGCTCGGGTGGTGCCGGGTGCGTAGATGACTGGCGACCAGAGTGCGCGACGGTCTTTCTTGCGTGTCTCTTTGCTGACAAGCAACTGCGATGACAGATGCGCCCACGACTCTGCGAGTGGCTTCGGGACGACTGCCTTGACGAAGTCAAAGCGGACAGCACGGACGTTGTCTAACTGTATTTCAGGAAACATGGCGGGCTCCTCGGATGTCAGCGTAGCGTCAGTCAGCCCCAGGAGCAAGCTTCTTGAGAACCGTGTCAATGGCTGCCAAATACTCGGTGGCGATGGTGCCTTTGCTGTCTCGCACGGCCTGCCAAAAGAAGTAGCCCTGACGGCCACGGTGACGCAAGAACTGTTGCGTGTTCTTACGACGACGGCCACCGAACTCGGCACCGAAGAACACCTGCCCCATCGTCACCGGCTGCTTGCGTTTGCGGTTAGTCCTTGACGCCGACACATAGCCACGCTTGCCATCAAGCTTGATGGTGGGGATACGGTCGCTTCGAGCACGCAACCCTCTGACAACTTGGCTGGCCTGAGAATGGCCAGAGGAACCTTCTCTGGGTTTGCCGTGCGGTGGTTGCTGATTGGCGTTCACCTTCGCCCGGTCGACAACAACCTGGGCAACTTGTTGAGCTGCTTTGCGCATCTCGCCGTTGAACCGATCCGATGCTTGTGATGCTTCCTTCAAGAACTGAAGGAGACCTGGTGCAATGAATGCGACCTCAGCACCACGACCGATGGTGACTTTGCCACTTGATGATGATGATAAAGCCATGTCAACGATTGTAGGTCGTGTTCGGATTCTGCTTCACATGCTTCCAACGCAAGTATGCGCTCATCGTGTAAAGCATTCTCGGTGACTCTGTCAGCAACACCGACGGGGCGATGCCCGTCTCAACCGCCAGGTAGGCGATCAACCAGTGGGCTGACTGCTCCCCAAAGGGACTATCGGTTCCTCACCCGTGTCAATGTCGATGCCTTCAATGGTGCCGCACCAATCATCAAAGTTCAGTGCCGTGACTTTGCGACGCTTCTCTGAATGCCATGCAAACCATGCAAGGTCGCGGGTCTTCAAGTTTGTTTCAATGTTTGCCATTGAGACGTTGTGGACTTCTTCGTATTTGACGAAGTCGGCAAACTCACACAATGCTTTGCGTGACTCCGTTGTCGTTCGGACAATGAGTGCAATCTTCATGTATTACCTCCGCAGGGTGAAGTGATTAGAACTAGGCGCCGACGCTCTTGGTGATTCCGCCCGAGATTGGGAACGTGACGTCTGCGGTGGCAAGTTCGCCAACTGCGCCGTTCACTGGTGTCCACTCGGTTACGAGCACGCTGAACGTGTAGGAAGGGTTGGCCGACGAAGCGGCAGCAGTTCCGTTTGGCTTCACGACCATCGTGACTGCGGTTGAGCCGACGAGTGGGAAGAACAGTCCGTCGATGGCGTTGTAGTCGTTGTGAACCGACAAGGTCACTGAGTTGTCAATCAAGCCGGACACGCGGGTCACAGCCGACGATCCGAATGCGGTCGTTGCAACTTCGGCAGCGGTGGTCGAGATGGTGATGCTCGCACAGTTGGCCGAGATGTCGGTGCCGTTGAACGAGATGTTTGCAT